TATCTGATGAAACGTGCCAGGTCGTACATAATTGCCCTGGCTATTTTAGGCATAATACTAATTACGAGCAGGGTGAGTGCAGCGGAAATAATTGCAAATTTTGAAGGCTTACGCCTAAACGCCTATCAGGATAGCGGTGGACTGTGGACTATAGGTTACGGCACTACTATTAACCCAGTAACTGGCATACCTATAAAAAAAGGCGATACAATTACAAAAGATACAGCGTTAACCTGGTTGCGTATGCAGACAGCTGCAACTGAAACACAGGTAAAAGCAAAGCTAAAAGTAAAACAAAACGCAAATCAGATAAGCGCACTCACTAGCCTCGCATACAATATAGGCATTGGAGCATTTAGCAGATCAACATTACTGCGCTTGATCAACACAGGTGCTAAGGCAAACGATATAGCCGCGCAGTTTCTGCGCTGGAATAAAGTAAATGCACAAGAAGTGCCTGGACTGACCCGCAGAAGACAACTAGAAGCCGATCTATATCTTTCATAACTCCCTAATTGATATTATTTTATAATTGCGCTGTCATACGGGCGCAATTTTTTTTTGTATGTATTAGTAAAAACGCTATACATTTGTTTTGACAAACAACTACATTCACAAAAAATCTAACCGTATGGCTACAGCTAACGATCTAGCGGCGTACAAGCGTATGCTAGCTGGGAAAATAAAATCATTACAGTTTATTGGTACAAATCTAGCCCGCACAAAGCGTATTAGCATGGAAGTTACTTTAGACTGCGGCAGCTGCCTACACATAGAGCAAAACATAATCCCGTTTAACCTAGAAATGGAACTGCGGATTTTAGTTGGTGATAGTATAGATTATTATCAGCGGCAATTGTCTAATATAGAAAGCGGCTACAATGAGAAAATCTAATCCAATAATAAGCCTGCTATATACCTGGCTATTTTGTTTTCCTATTATGCTGTCGATAATGATAGCGATAGAAATAGTATTTTTTATTTATAACCTTTTAAAACATCTACAAAAATGGACAAACTACACACACAGCCGCCTGCGTATGATTTGCAGGTAGGGCAAAGCCAATCAGGTTTTATTCCAGAGCTTACAAAGCTGGAGTATTTCTCTATCCAGATTTTACCTGCAATGCTGCAGATTGCAGCAAAGATGGGCAAGCTGTCAAATAGAGGTACGCCAATAACACCCCAGCAAGCAGCTATAGAAGCTGCACAAGATTTGATCAAGGAACTACAAAAAATTAGCAACAATGAAAAAAATCATTTATAAATACCTGCGTGAGCCGCTGTTTTGGCTATTTATTATTGTATTATTCATGCTATGGCTGTCTAGCTACTGGAACTTTTGACTTAATGACAAACGACCGTGAATACAACGACCTACTCGATGCTAGGCGATATGATCCTGCGCGCCGTCCAAGTCAGGAACAGGTCATATTTACTATCAATTCTAAAATTTTGGGAACCCTAGAAAATTACATTTGTCTGTGTGGGCTGCCCAAGGGTGGGAAAAGCTCCTACCTGGCTGCTATAGCTGCCAGCGCGCTAGTGCCGCATTACCAGGCTGTTTTTGGCCTAAAACTAACCTTACCACCTGATCGGCAACGTATAGCTTATTTCGACACAGAACATAGCGCGTTTGACTTTTATCGGCAAATAGACAAAATAAAAAGCTTTGCAGATAAAAACAGCTTACCTGACTTTTTCGATGCTTTTTCTACGCGTGAAGATATGCCCGCGCGCATACGGAAACTTGTTGAGACTTATTTACAGGCGCACAATGATTGCAGCGTCCTGATCATAGACGGCTTACTAGATTTGTGCCTAAACTACAATGATGAAAGAGAAACCAGGCTGCTAACTAATTGGTTCAAGCGTATAACAAAACAGTATAATTTACTACTTATCGGCGTGCTGCACCTAGGCAAAGGGCAGGGCGAAACGCTAGGACACCTAGGAAGTAATACTGACAGGTGGGCGCAGAGTACGCTCATTGTTGAGCGCAATAAAGAAAACCAGCAGTTTATTTTACGGCCTAAATACCTGCGCAGTTCAGACGACTTCAACCCAATTGCGATTATGAACTATAACGGACATTGGCAGCAAGTGCCGTACATAGAAAGCGAAACAATTACAATACCAAAAAAAGGGAAAAAATGAAAAAGCACAAATGGCAAAAATTAACACCTTACAGACAATTTCCTAATATATCAAAATGTCAAAATTGTGATATTTATAGAATAGTTTACAAAACTATAGACAACAATTATATTACATTTTACAGTTATGAATTGTTTAAATATAAAATTGATCACAATGGAAGCAAACAAACTCTGATTGATAATGCGACTGAAAAAGCTCCAGATTGCTTGACAACCGATATATTAAATCTATTAACACAATGAAAACTATTAAAGAACATTTACAGCACTGGCAGAAAAATTTTGAACATTACAATTTAATGGATATTGATTATAATACCTATTTGATAATGAATAAGGTTGTTAAAAATGTGTTTTATGAAAATGGCAAACCTATTTATGAACTTTACGAAAAAGAGCAACCCTACAAACCTAAAAAAAAGCGTAAGGCAAAAAGTTATTTTACTAAAATGAAAAATGCAAAATGATGAATGACAAAAAATTTTTAATGCCTGATTATTTATGGAAAACAGCAGATGAAAAAACTATGTGGATTTCAACGATGAATATAAAACACATAATTAACACCTTAAAAATGTTGCAAGGTAAAGGCAAACAACAGCCGCCAGATATATGGCAAGGACGTACAAAAGAAGAGTGGATAATGATATTTAATGACGAACTAGATTACAGAAGAACAAAATACATATTTGATTAAATTTTTAACCTGGGGACAGAGGAAACTGAACAAAAAAAGTATGGAACAAAAAAATAATAGCGGATCACTATTTCGCTACACTGGGAAAAAAGACAATAAAGCTGCTATTCCTGATTACACAGGTACTGCAACGGTTAATGAAAAACAGTATCAAATGGCAGCTTGGGTAAACAAAAGCAGAGCAGGACAGAATTACTTGCGAATTTATTTTCGTGATGTGGCTAAAGATCCCAACCCTACTGGACAAATCACAGAACAGGGCAGGATGATAATTGGTAGCGGCGTAAAAGATCAAGCAGGCAATGTAAATAGTGTGATGCTGGACGATCTACCATTTTAAAAAAAAAAGCGCCAGGAGCAAGGCTCAACTGGCGCGGACAAACGACCACGACTAACCGCGATCACCTGTATTCGTTCCAAAAATAGCAAAAAATGGCACAGAATCTCAAAACTGCAATAGTTTTTTTTAAGCCTGGAACAAAGCGTCCTAGAAAGTATCATAATATCAATAACGTAGTCAAATTTGCCCGTTTATGCCACAATCTAGGCGCGTATTATATTAACTACTACAACATAAAAGACGGCAAATTTGAGGGCCGTAAGTGGCTTATAAGCAGTTTTGAGAAAAAGCTGTAGATTAGCTAACACATAAGTTTACAAAAAGGGTTAGAAACTACAGCCCCTGGTCTCTACTAGGGGCTTTTTTTTGCGCCTATATGTGCATCAATTTTTTATAAACGAAGGTGAATACAGGTGTATGTGGATAAATAATTATAGTAAAATACCCTAAAATATCTGCTATTTTCTGTAACTTTGAGTTACTCTGTGACTGGCCCCATAAAGGCCTGCACAGATAACTCAAAAATTTTAGATTTTACAACGCAAAAAATTTCTTGCAAGAAAGTTTTTGTAGCCAAAAAAGTTTTTTTACTTTTAGCATCACAAACGACACGAAGAAAAAGCCGCGCTAGTAGGCAATGAGAAACATTCTGTTACTCGTAGGCGGCGCAGCAGCACTTTTTTTACTATCACGCTTTAGGTTTGGGCAAAAAGCTATATTTCAGCTGCGCACGTTGCGGCCAGGCGGCAGTTTGCTACAACCCACAATAAACGTGGAAATGGCTGTGCAGAATCCAACTAATAGCACTATTAAAATCAAAAGTATTACTGGCTCCGTGAGTCTTAACAATAAGTATTTAGCGAACGTGTCAGCATTTGGCGATCAGACAGTCGCGCCTAATAGCGAAAGTACGCTGCGTCTCGTTGCACGTCCTAGCGCATTAGGAGTTTTTGAAAGTGTTCGTGAACTTTTAACCGCACCCGCTGGTCAGGTCAAAGCTATCTTTGAAGGATCAGCAAATGTGGACGGCATAGTGGTACCGATAACTGAAACGCGCAGACTGTGAACGCGACTATGTTAATGAGTAGACTAGCACCGTTCAAAAATAAAAACGATATGCTAGTTCAGGATCAGTCAACTAGCGATATCATTGACGCAATAACATCAGCGCACAATAGATACGCTAATGATTATAGCCGAATTAGTTCTTTTTTTAATGCAGAAACTGATAGAGAAGTAGGACGTAAAATTTTTAATTTTTTAAAAAATAATGTCCGCTATGTGATAGAGCCTGGCAGCAGGCAAACTGTAAAAAGCCCAGCGGCGATCCTAGCGACAGGCTACGGGGATTGCAAGCATTACAGCTTATTTGCTGGAGGCATTTTACAAAGTTTAGGCATACCCTTCGCCTATCGCTTCGCAAGCTACAGAAATTATGATAAGCAGCCACAGCACGTTTTCGTTGTCATAAATCCTGGAGGAAATGAAATATGGATTGACCCTGTAGTAGGGCAATTTGATTATAAAAAAAAATATAATTACGCAACTGATAAAAAAATGGCATTATATAGAATTAGCGGAATGATGGGCGCGACAGCGCAGCAACGAGCGGCGTTACAGGCTGCAAAAGCAGCTAAAAAAGGAGCACCAACAACAGCGGCAAGACAAGCAGCAAAAACACAGTTGCGCGCTGCCCGTCAAGCTGCGGGCCGCACAGCTGGACAGGTATTAAAAAAAGGAACTAAAGCAGTATTAACCGTGGCAGCAGCACCCGTACGCAACGCATTTTTAGCGTTGGTCGCATTAAACTTTGGTGGTCTAGCAAACAAGCTAGCCGCAGCCTGGC